TAAGTTTTTCCATTCTTCTTGCAGCTCTTTGTGCAGGATTTAATTCTATAGCTTGTGGATTAGCACTTGCACCATCTGTCAATATACCAATATCTTTGGCTTGGTTTTCTAGACTATCTTCAAAAATTCCATTATAGAATGATGCACCGGGTTTTAAAGTATTTCCATCACCTTCATATCCAACATCATAAGGACTATCTATTCTATTACCAATATCATCTGGTATTTCACCTTCTGTTGTTTCAAGACCCGGAACAGGATTATTAACATCAAGATGTGCTATATCAGTTTCACCTTCTGGCATTTTAGTTTCTGATACACCAATAGGAAACTTACCAGTTCCAAATATAACATCTACTAATTGTCCAAAAGCTGCTAATACTTTTGTTTTAGTTATCTTAACAAATACTCTAGATTTTTCAGATTCTCTAAACTTAACATTTTTAGCATACAAACCTCTATAGTTTTCGTATGCTCTTATCCATCTTTTTTCTGTAACATCTCTAGCATTTTCTGCTTGAGTATATCTACCTTTAATAATACCAATAAGATTTCTTTGTTGGTCTTCTTCTAAAGATAATGTCTTTCCAGATTCACCTTCAACATCTTGATAAATATTGTCAGCATTTAAAAATGTATTTTCTTCCATCATCTAATATCCAAAGGTAGAATCAGAGGGATTAAATATTTCTCTTTTTAAACCTCTAATTCTTTCTAATGGGCTTTCCATTCTAGGTCTACTCATTATCATATATCTTAATGCATCGTATGCATGGTCTGAAGCATGTGTATCTACATCTTCAGGATTAGTTTTAGATAATGGTATAGATTGTAATTCTCTAATTAAGTTAGGACATGTATTAAATATCTGTAACTTAGGTCTACCATTCTCTCTAACTTTTAAATACTCGTGTATTTGTATCTTACCTTGTATTCTATTTTTATCAGCTCGTCTTAACTTGTGACCAGCTCTCACTAAACTTTCTCCTACAGTTGGACCAGTAGTACCTGTTTTTGCCCAAGCTGCAGTATCTAGGACACCATTGACCGAAAAAGGGTCTTCTGTCTCCATATCTGTTATTATACTAGCTAATTCCATTCCTGTCAAGTTTTTTTGATATAATTCTCTATAAATGATTAAAGTTCCATCATTCATATCAATAATACCCCATAAACAACAAGACTCTGAAGCATAACCATAGTCAATACCTTTTAGTCTTTCCCAAGGTAAAGGTAAAGCAAAAGGTGTAATAACATGCACATCTGCATCAAACTCTGTAAATGCTGCACCCTCTGCTACATCCCAGTTACCTTCTAATAATTGTCTACGCTGTGTAGGAGGTAATGACTTAAGCATTTGCTCATAAATACCATCTTCAGCTAAATAAGGATTATCTTGTAATAATGCTGGAATAAACTTTCTAGTTAATCCATCTGTTCCTACAAAACTTTGATTAGGTTCATTTGCTTCTATGTATCTTCTTTTTACCCAATGTGAGCCTACGCCACCCGGGTTAGCTGTACATCTTAAATAAGTTTGAATAGTTGGGTCAGTAGTTCTTAAACGAGAAGCCAAATAGTTCCAACTAAACTCTGTGGGTAAATGAGTTATCTCATCAAAACCTATCCAACTATATGCTTGTCCTTGATATCTGTATACATCTGCATCTCTTTCTAAGAAACCAAACTCTATCTTTGCACCACTAGGAAAGTTCCATAACTTTTCTACTTCTCTAAACTTAGCACCGGGAAATGCTTGTGGATATAGTTCACGAGACTTGTCAATCATCTCACGAAGTTCTGGCATAGACCTTCTTAATATTAAAGCACGATGAGCTTTTTTGTGTGCATAACGTAGTGGGTCAACCAACATTGCATAAGATTTACCACCACCTGCAGCTCCACCATATAAAACATCTTTTTCACTAGCAGCTAAGAAATCAGTTTGTGGTCCTTCGTTAGCATGAAAAATAACTTTAGAATTTTTTATAGTTTCTTGAATAGAATCTGTTGTAGCTTCTATTTCATCTTCGGTTAAAACATTTGAGTTACTAGAGTTTGTAACTTTATCTATAACTTGTTGTTCTTTTTTAAGAGTTTCTTCTTTCTTTTTTAATTTTAATTTATCTGCTTTTAATTGTTTTTCTTTATCTTTTAAAATTTTTTTTCTTCTTTTAGTTATAGATACTCCTTTATCAATATAATTTTTTAAAGAAACATGGCTTATCTTTCTACCTGTTTCTCCTTCTATCAATACAGAAGCTTGTCTTAAAGAATACTTTTGATTTTGTATATCCTCTATATATTTTTTTAATACTTTTAATTGTTTTGGAATTGGTTTAAAGTAACCTTCTATGTCACTTTCTTTATAACCAAAAGGAATTGTTTTACCTTTTCGTTTTAGATATCCTTTAGGTATGTCAGACATTATCTAACTTTACGATATGCTCTAGTTTTTCTAGCTATTCGTTTAGGTTGTCTAGAATGTTGTTTTCCTCTTTTAGTATCTTTTCTTTTTTTTCTTGAAGTTGCTGCATATTCTGCTGGAGTTAATGCATCACGAGCTGCTTTGGGTAAATATCTTTCTCCAGTCTCACTAGACTTTTTACCAGACTTTGTGCCCCAATCTTGTTTAGTCCAAGACCTAAGACTTCTTTGTGACTTTTTTAGTCTTGCCATGTTTTTTCCTTATTGCTTCTTTACCTCGTTTAGCTATTGCAGCTTGTTGAGTTTTTCCAGCTACTTTTGCTCTTTGTTCTAATACTGTTAAGATTTGAATCTTTCTAGCAAATGGTTTCCTAATTCTTTTAACTTTTGCCACAGTTGCCCTAGCATCTGCTGGAGTTTTGTAAGCAATTCTAATAGTGTCTTTTGGATTTTCATCTGTATATAATCTCCTTCCTGTTCCTTTGGGTTTTTTTCCTGTCCCTACTTTAGGGTCTCTTTTTTTTCTTGGCATTATTTATAACCACCACCTTTAGCTTTGTATTGTTTAGCTAACATCTGGGCTTTTCGAGCTGACCATTGCCCGGGTTTACCTCCTTTAGAACCAGCTTTGATTCTCTCGAAAAGCCTCTTACGCATAGTAGGCTTGGTATAATTACCAGCTTTATTTACTGTCGACTTTCTTTTAGTCGTTGTCTTTTTTCTTGGCATTATTTTTCTCCTTCTTCTTAAAAATCATATCCCAGTTTTTATCAAACTCTTCACGAGTAACATGTCCGGGTTTACCTTGGTTTCTTCTCATAGATAGTCTACCTTTCTGTTTATGTAAGGCTTTAAATTTTATACCACCTAAATGAGGCATATTACCACTTTACTTTGTTAGCCCAAAAAGCTGCTGACATCTTACCTTTGGCAATATTCTTTCTATGTCTAGCTTTAAAAGACTTTCGTTTCATTTTAGTTGCACGAGATTCACCTGCTTTAGGTTTACCTGCAGTCTTTGCTCCCTGTTGTCCAAATCTAATTGTTTTAATCTTATCCCCTTCTTTGGCAACAACAATATGTGATTTAGTAGGGTGACTTGGAGTACGCTTGGGTTTGTTATAACCACTTACTCCAGCTCTTTCTAACCTTGAGTCTTTCTTTTTAGCCATTAGTGTACCGTTTCTTTCTTATCAGGTAAATGATGATGTAACTCATGCACTTCACCTATAATAGTTAAAGCATACATGTCAGCTATCTCTGTAGCTGCAGTAATATCTTCTGCTTTTATGTAAGGTCCTATCAAAGGTTTGTTATCTTTTAGGACTTCAGTCAGAAATATCTTCATAGTCTGCTTCTTCAGCTTTTATATTTATAGTTTCTTTCTCTGGTAGTATAAATATACCACCTTGAACATTATGATTAACATCTAATCGTTCTTTTTTGCCCAATCCAACTCTGTCAAGTATAGTTTGAGCAGCTTGTAGCTTTACATTAGCTTGAGGTAGAGCTGTATCGCTGTCTAAAACCTCTACTAATTTAAAAGCTGCATGAGGAGCTTCCCTTGCAAGTACATCTGAGGCTAAATCTACTATTTCACTTTTAAGACTTCTCAATACTTGGTAGTGATTTCCCGAATACCCTGCAAGTTCTGCTGAAAGTTTTAAGTTTCCCTTAGTTTCTATAAGATTATTAAGAAAACTTTCTTGTTTTTCTGTTAATTTTCTTCTAGTTGTTAAGTTACTCATGTGTATTAGTATATAGTTCAATCTAAATTCTGTCAAGTATTAAGTAAAAATAATAAAAAACACTTGACAAAACCTAAAATGAACTATAAAATAGACATGTAGGTCGCCGGGGTTGCATAGTATAGCTTGTGAGGTACTGTTTAACACTTCAAAATCCTGTAAAATGTAGAAGCATGTGCATATATAGGGGTATGGGGTAGGTGGGTCTAGCCTAGGGTACTTTAAAAGACTTCAAAAAACTAAAATAAAATTACATAACAAGACTTTGCAAATCTTTGAAGTCTAAAAAGACATTAAATAGAGTTTTTTTATGGGAGCTGACAAGCTCTGAAAAGTTTTAACAAGATTTTTGAAGTATTTTAATGTTTGTCGTGCAACTTTAATAACTTAACAGAACTTGAAGAAGCTCCCCAATATCAGATACTTAAATAATATGGGGTATGGTCTATTGAGATTTACCGAGATATTAAACTTTATGATGTTAAGTAGATTATTTGATAGCTCTAGGGAGTCCTTAGAAGCTCCCTAAGAGCATTTTAAAAGGTGGTTAATGTGTTAGTACTAGGAAGCTCTTACAAGCTCCAAATAGTTCTTAAAATTTTGGTTAATTTGGTAATTTTTAATGGAGCTTCTCGCCCTAAAAATTGATAGTTTTTTAGTCAAAAAACCCAAGATCAAAAATTATAGGTTTTATTGTTAGAAAAAAAAAGACAAAAAAAAGGCTACCGAAGTAGCCCAAAAATTAGTGTGCAATTTTTAATTATCTTTGTTCAATATCTTTTCAATCATTGGAAGCTGTCTAAAATAATCATAAGACCTTATTTTAATTCCTAAATAATCACATAAAGCCATTTCTTTTGCTTTATAACGACAACGAGTAAAATAATATCCTCTATGCTCTTTAGGGTATTTAGCTCCATTAATTTTAATAGTAAATGCTCTGATTTTTCCTTCAGAGCATTTTGCTACTCGGCTTATTCTAATTCGCATTAGTCTAAGTCCAAAGATAATTGAAATGGCTCACCGATTCTAACCGGTAAATTAGCATTTAATACCATAATGCCAGTCCTTAAATCTGACATTTCATTTTTAGTACACCCCGAAATTTCTTTAATGGTTGTTTTATGAACATCACAAACATTTCGAGATTGAAACATCGCGTCAGTTACTGAATCATGCTCAGTAACTACGCCATTATTATATTTAATGTATATCATTTTTATATTCTCCCATTTTTAGTTTTTTTAGCTCTCGATTTTTGAGCTGGTACAAGATTTGAATATGTTGGGGGAGTTACTTTTTTGTTTAAAAGTTTCTCCAAAGTTTCCAAAGACTTTAATGGCGTTGCAGTCTTTGTATCCCTATCATATTTTAAGTATGCTTTCTTCAAATTATTTTGAATATCGAAATACATTTTTTTTCTTAACACATCTGGAGCATTAATCGTGTTTGAAGTTTCATTTGCTAAATGCCAACTTGCTTTTCTGATTAATTTATATGCTTCAGAAGTTTCATTTTGATTTAATTTTTTCATATTAAATTCCTATATTTTAAGTTTATGATTCATAACCAATTTATGAACCTTGAATCCAATATACCGAAAAAAATTTAACAATGCAAATTTATTTTTTTCATACTTAAAGTAAAGCTGTATATCCATACAGTAATTTTAATACTGTATATTTGTACAGCACTATTTAATTAATTCAATCATTTTAAGTAAATTAAATATTGCAACAAAGTAAATAGCTAAAATAATTTTTAAAGTATATGTAAGATTGCAACAAAGTAAATAGCTGTAAATAAATTGCTAGAATAATTTTTTAAGTAAATGTAGGATTGCAACGATTAAAATTAACATTTTAAATACTGGCGATATTGCTAGAAAACCTTGTAGGAATGCGTGTTTCAGGGCATAGTTGCAAAATTTTTTTGTATCGTGTATCATGTTCACACCGAAGCAATTATGCTTTGGCAAACAAGGAGATATATTATGATTCAATTAAAATATTATTATAAAAATGGTAATGGACTAGAATATCAATGTAAGAGAAAATTAAGTTTTAAACAAGCTGTAGAAAAAGCGAAAACTTATAATACAAATATTGATAGTGATGTTTATATTAAGTTTGTGACAGACTTAAAATCAAGTCCAAGACAAACACAATGTTTAACTTTTAGTACTAAACAACTTTCTAAAGTTAGAGTTAAACCTAAAAATGGTGGCATACTTCAAGGACAAATATGGGATAATGTTTATATGATTCCATATGGAGATGATGAGTTAGCATTTTAATTTGCAAAATAATACTTGACAACACATTATATGTCGAATGGTATACTGTTTGACAAGCAACGAAAAGAAGCTAAACAGAGTTAATAATTATTTTTATTGTTATCTTTGTTTAGTTTTATAAATATATTGTTAGGCTTGACAAGACATTATATGCTAAATGCTATACTGTTCAACAAGCAATAACCAACAAGGAGAAAATATGTTAAAAATATTTAGAGATAGTTATGATAACAAAAAGTTTTTCTATCATTTTAATCTA